TATAGAGCAAAACACACAGTTAACAATTTTTGTTATACTAAAAAAGATATAAAAGCTAACGTAGAAGCAATGGGTTTTAAGTTAATAGACGTGCAGTTTTTTGATCATGGCATTGACTTGTATCTAGTTGACAATAAAACAGGTATGGGCTATGATTTTTTTAACTTGCGTTATGACGAATACGAGTGTTATATTCGTAAAGATTTTATAAAAATGGCAGACGAATTTTGGAACAAAGAAGAATTAGAAAAATGATACAGCAAGAAATAAATAAAATAAAATACATAGCCGAGGACATAATGGACATACCTTTTGGATCAATAGACGGCAACAACAGAAAGCGTAACATATCACTTGCAAGGCAGGTTGTTGGTGCTTTTATGGTTTGCGAAATAGGAATAGACATGGCAAAAGCATGTGATCTATTGAATAGAGATAGGACTAGCTTTTATTTTTACAAAAAAAAGCATGAGCTATACATGAGTGACAATCGAATATATCCAGAATACAACGAGCTATATCAGCTACTATTTGACAGATATATGAGCGATAGCGAAAGTGTTTTTAAAAGTAAAAATACAGTTACTTGGTTTGAACAATTAGAAGAACTAAAAAAGCAGCAGAAAAATATAGATAGAAAAATGGCTGCTTTAGAAAATGAAAGCAAATTACTAGGAATTTAATTAAACACTAAAACAATGACACAAAAAGACGTTATATTACAGCACTTAAAAGAACACAAAACAATTACAAGTTGGCAAGCTATTATGGAGTATGGCATTACCAGATTAGCTACACGTATCTGGGAGCTAAAAAATGATCATGGCTACGATTTTTATACAGAGTACAAAAGCGTAAAAACAAGGCTCGGTAAAAATACTAGCATAGCGGTTTACTCGTTTCCAGAAGACAAAGAAAAAGCTCAACAGCTACAAATGTTTACATAATGAGTGGCTACATTAAGTTATACAGAAAAATACTTGACAACGGAGTTTTTGAAAATGGCGAATTGCTAAAGGTTTTTGTCTGGTGTTTATTAAGAGCTAACACAAAACCAAAAACAGTATTTGGCAGAAAATTAAAAGCAGGGCAGTTTGTCACAGGACGAAACTCTGCTAGTCAAGAGTTAAACATACCACCGACTACAGTTTATGATCGACTTATGCGACTTAAAGATTTTGGCTATATTAAATTAGATAGCAATACTAAAAACACAGTTGTTACTGTCGTTAAGTTTAGACAATATCAAAGTAGTGACACAAAAGTGCCTAAAAAGGGCATACAAGAGCGTTTTAATGAGTTTTACGACGAAGTTATGTTATACTCCCATGGACATGACGAAACTGTCTTAGGGGGTTTTATTTCGTATTGGACAGAAAAAAACAAAAGTAAAACAAAAATGCGTTTCGAGATGCAGCAAGTCTTTGAGATTAGCAAAAGGTTACAAACATGGCAAAGAAATATAGACGAAAGGGCTATGCAAAAAACACCAAACAAGGTGCAGGAACAAATTACTAATTGGCAAAAAGCACAAAATATTATCAATGGACAAGACTAAGCAGGTATGGTATTTATACGCAAACCATAAAAAATTGTTGCAAACAGAGTGTGTTAACATAGTAAACCAAGCATACATGGAATTAGGACAGAAGCCTACTGCAGAAACTATTGCATTGATGGGTACTTTATTAGCAGATGATCTAGCACACAACTATGCTAATCTGGAATTAGACGAGGTACGCTTTGCAATTAGCAAAGGTATAAGAAACGGAGACGAGGGCACAAGCTGTTTTGTCAACGTTAGAACATGGAACGTCTGGCTCAAAGATTATAAAAAAGGTGCACAGTTAAAACGTCAACAAGGTTTGTTAACTGATTATCAAGCACATACAGAAAATATTAAAAGAATAGAAAACACAATACAAAAAGCTAAACAATTAAAAAATGGAAGCAAAAAAAATTAACACAGAAATAGCACAAATAAATAGTATTCAAGTAGATGGTAACAGAACATTTATAGTATTTGATGCATATTACATTCATGAAGTCAAACCACAACTTGATGCAGATGCTGACGAAAATTTAGATCAATTTATACAACCTGCAGAAATTACTATGGAGATACCTACTCTTGATCTTGTGCAAACTTTTAATACTACATGGACTAATCATGCAATAGGAAAACTAAAACATTGGCTAAACCAGATAACAAAATGAAACCACTTTTTATATTTTCAATAATTATACTTATACTTGCAATAGCTTGGACTGCTTTAACTCTATATTTTGAGCATCGAGCAGATCAAAAAAACAAGGAATGGCAAGAAAAGCTAAAACGCATGGACAACTCAAAAAAGAACTAGACGCAGTTTTTAGCAAATATATACGTTGGTACTATGCAGATGACATCGGCAATGTAGAGTGTTACACCTGCGGAGTTGTTAAACCTGTCAAAGAAATGCAGTGCGGACATTTTCAGTCACGCAGACACACTAGTACAAGGTGGCATGAGCAGAATTGCAAACCACAATGCGTTGCTTGTAACATGTTTAGGCAAGGAGAGCAATACATGTTCGGACAGAAGCTGACTATGGACATGAGACAGTAGACGACCTTGTAAAACTCAGCAAATCAAGTATAAAGTACTCTAAACACGAACTAATGGAGTTAATAAAAGGTTACAAAGAAAAATTACAAAATCTTATTAGTTAACAATTAACAGTTAACAAAAACTTTTTAACATTGTTGCATAATACAAAAATTTTGCTAGTATTGTGCCATGCTTACTAACAAGCTATGTATTGAATTAAAGCAAATTGCTAGAAACTTTATTCCTGCAAAATACCTAGACGACCTCGTGCAAGAGGTTTTTTTACAGCTATTAGAAATGCCTAAAAGTAAAGTTGCAAAACTTATAGCATCTGGAGACATATACAGATATTTTAACAGAATGTGTAAACTCAACTATTATAGTAAAAATAGTAGATACTACTATACTTATGTAAAAATATACGAGCATATATTGTTCCATGACGGTAACAAAAGTTATAACGACAAAAAACAATCGCATACTGATTTATATATTAAAGAAGACACTGACCTTATTGACCAGATTTTGAGCGAGTTATATTGGTACGATAGGGAACTTTTTAAATTGTATGTGCTAGGAGACAAAAACAATAAAAAATATACTTACACAAGTTTATCTGCAAAAACAGGTATTAGCAGGATCAGTATTTACTATACTTTGAAAGGAGTAAAAAAACATATAAAAAAAAGGCTTAAGGAGCTACGAAATGATTTATGACGAATTTGCTAGACTAATTGGTTACGATGTGCCGATTATAGAAATATATAACGAACAGGGGCAGTTAGAATATGTGCTTGACTTGGATCAAGTCGAACTTGAAGACGTAGACATTGTGCAAGTCCGAGCAGATAAAGGCAAAGATACATATTACGGAGTAATAAAATTATACAGACATGAGCAAACCAAACTTAATGGTACAGAGTTATAACTATTTTAAAGCAGTTGCTAAACGTGTGCTTAATGGTTTTGAAAATGTAGACACAGCTACATATTACGACAGAGTGCATACTTGCTCAAGGTGCGATTATTTTGATCATAAACACAAGGAGTGTACAGACTGCGGTTGCCCGATCGAAACAAAAGCAGCATGGAAAACAGAAAATTGCCCACAAAACAAATGGTAACAAAAAAACAAATAGCACAAGCTAAAGTATTGTACAAAGCTTGCAAATCTGGAGTAGCACCAGACAATAAAACTAAAAAACAACTAGTTGAATTATATAACGAAATACATCAGACGCGTTACAGACCGACTACTAATTGTGGATCGTGTTTACATACTGTATTTGATGGTATTAAAAAAATTGCATTACAAAATGAATAAAAAAGTACCTAGCTATTATATAGGAAAAAACAAACAAATAAAAGCCCACGAAATAATTAGTGACTACGAGTTAACGTATAACATAGGCACAGCAGTAACTTATCTGTTAAGAGCAGGAAAAAAACCTAACAACCCTGCTAAGCAGGACATACAAAAAGCAATAGACCATTTGCAATTTGAATTAGACACACTAGAAAATAACCAATACATTATAAATGAAAACGCAAACAGTACATATTAGCAAAATTATTCCTAATAAGGAAAACCCCAGAACTATTGACAAAGTTAACTTTAAAAAACTAAAAAAAAGTTTAGAAGACTTTGACGTAATGCTTAACATACGACCTATTGTAGTTGACGAGAATATGACTATACTAGGCGGTAATATGAGATACAGAGCTTTAGTTGAGCTAGGACACAAAGAAGTGCCTACAATTATATTAACAGAAGCAATGATCGAAAAAGCTATCGAAAAATATCAAGAGAAAGGAGTTGCAAAAACAAGGCAAGATATTATTGACGAATTTGTAGTTAAGGACAATGCTAGTTTTGGTACATGGGACTATGATATGCTAGCAAACAATATGCATGAAATGCCACTTGTTGACTGGGGTGTTGAGGTACCTACCTTAAACGAAAAAGCAGAGATAGAAGAACAAGAGATAGTTTTTAGCGAATATCTGGACGAGAGTCACAATTACGTTGTATTACTATTTGACAATGACGTTGATTGGCTATCTGCACAAACACATTTTGATCTAAAAAGCGTACACTCTAAAAGACAGAATGGCAAACCCTGGAGCAAGGGCATCGGCAGAGTTATCAATGGTGCAGAGTATTTAAAAAGCATTAAAGATGTGTAATATATATATACCGTCATATAATAGACCTAGCAGTGTACGGACTTACGAATTGCTAGGAGTTGGAAACATTGTAGTACCAGAAAGTCAAGCAGAAGCTTATCGTGCTAACTATGGCGATGCAGTCATGGCAATACCTGATCACAAAGACGGAAGTGTAAACAAAAAGCGTAATGCTATAATTGATCTTATACAAGAGCAACAAGAGAATGGCTGTGCATGGACTATTGATGACGATTTACGAGGTATAAAAAGAAAAAAAGAAAATTACCTACTTGAAAAAAACGAGATACTTGAGTTATTTAACAAAGTTGAGTTAATGGCACAAGACATGGGTGCTCGGTTTGCAGGTTTCGATTATAGCGAAGATTGCATGAAGTTGAAAGACATGGCACCTTTTAGTTTGACTAAACCTGTTTTTCACTGTGTTTATATTGATACTAACGACAATTTGCGTTATGACGAAAGACTTAGAGTACAAGGCGACCTAGATTTTTACTTTCAGAAAATGAATACAAACAGACGCATGCTTAAACTCAACCAATATGCTGTGCTGACGTATGGAGAAGACGGTGATGCAAATAGCGTTATCGGATATAACAAAAATGATAGATTAAAAGCTGCAGTTGCTATAAATAATAAATGGGGCAGGAAAATGATTACACACAACAAAAAAGGCAATCAGAAATTTAACATACCCATAAAAGGGGTTTAACATGAATATATACGCACCGAGCTATAAGAGAGCTAAAGGAGTAAAAACTCACAGAATAATACCAAGCATTACATATTGTGTGCATGAGTTTGAAGCACAGGAATATATTGAC